GATGTAGGACGTAAGTGCAGATATTTCGTCAGCCCGGATCAGTTGACGTTGTTAGTCCGTGGGCGTCGTCCGAAGTCGATGGACGGCCCGTTTTACTTGCTCCGAACGATGGCGCAACGCGAAGAAGGCGTCAGCAGTTCCGAAAGGGTCGGCGGTCGGTCGGTCAAGCGGACGTGTGCGATGTTGCTTGCCCTGGTCGCTCAAGGCGATCTAGTCCGCGTTCCAACGGGCAAGTCCTTTCGCTACTTCGCAACGCAGGAACTGGCGGACGTATTCGCAGCCAAGTTGAAAAAGGAAGAGCAGAACGGCGGCATTCATATCCCGACGACTTTCAGATTCACCGAGAAGCGCAAGAAAGACTACGAGAAGACGAAGGCAGAAAGCCGCGCAGAGTGGCTGAAGAAACCAGCGCACATCCCGGCGAACGTGCAGATTCAGTACGCGCCGAAGCCTCGCGGACGGTACGAAGTGAGCGGGCCAATAGTCGGCGGCTTCCTGACTGAGTGGCACACGCTCAGAGCATGAGAGTCCTAGTTGCCTGCGAATACTCTGGCCGGGTGCGTGAGGCATTCCGCGCCCGTGGACATCATGCGGTGTCGTGCGACTTGCTCGAATCTGAGGACGGATCGCCGTTCCATGTTCAGGGCGATGTGCGCGACATCCTCGGTTGTCATTGGGACTTGATGGTGTGCCACCCGCCTTGCACCGACCTGGCAGTGAGCGGCAGCAGGCATTTCGGCCCGAAGCGGGCAGACGGACGGCAACAGGCGGCGCTCGACTTTGTTCGATTGCTACTCGATGCGCCGATTCCTTTGATAGCACTCGAAAACCCGGTTTCAGTCATCAGCAGCCAGATCAGGAAGCCTGACCAGGTGATCCAGCCTTGGCAGTTCGGGCACGGCGAAACGAAGGCAACGTGTCTGTGGTTGAAGGGACTTCCTCCGCTAGTCCCGACTGACATCGTGGAAGGCCGAGAACCCCGCGTCCATCGGATGCCTCCCGGCCCGAACAGGTGGAAGGAACGCAGCCGAACCTATCAGGGCATTGCCGATGCGATGGCGGATCAGTGGGGTAGTTATCAAGACTTGATCACCAGGTGCGCAGCTTGACGATCCTCGATCAAGTTTTCAGCGGCAAAGCAGGCGGCGATCTGCTTTTCACGGCAGGCGTCGAAGTCGGCAGGGTGAAGGGACGCGAGGAGATTTGCGAATACCTCATACGCAAATTCTTGATGTTGAAAGAGGGATCACAGGTCAGCTTCGGCGCGTTCTTGCGTCAAGAACTGGTTAACTTTCAAAGGGAGCACTCGTGAGCAACTACAAAAGAGCGGCATGTTTCTTCGCTGTCGCGATGGCAACCGGCGCATTTATCGCGTGGCTGGGGGGATATGACTTTGACCACCGGGGTGGTGATGTCGCTGCCGGGTTTGCTGTCGTCCTTTGCTTCGCGTGCGGTGCTGCTGTGATTGGATCGATATGAGCGCACTAGACACGCAAGTCGGCGGCGATCACTACAAGAGCATGGCAATCCAGCCGGCCGAGTACATCGTCCGCAACAACATCGGTTTCCTCGAAGGCATGGTTATCAAGTACGTGTCGAGATGGGAGAAGAAAGGCGGCATCGAGGATTTGGAGAAGGCGATCCACTGCCTGCAACTGCGGGTGGAGATGGCGAAGCAGGCGGAAGCGATCCCGGTCGGCGAGGCGGAGGACGAGTCGCCGGAAAAGTTTCATCAGTATTTTGCGAATCACACAAGCCTTAAATATCAGGGAACCGTTATTCCGAGGTCCACGGCAATGTGGTCTGGCCTTGGCGAATAGCCCGACACAGCGCAGTCTCGCGCGGCTTAAGGAATTGGGCTACGTCGCAGCCATTACGGAACGCTGGAATCCCCATGCGCGGATCAGACAGGACTTGTTTGGCTTCATCGACTTGCTCGCGCTGAGAGAGGGTGAAGTTCTCGGGGTGCAGGCGTGTGCCGGTTCATCGGCTTCGGCTCGCGTCAGGAAGATCGAGGAGCACGAGAACCTGAGCGCCGTCAGGAAGTCGGGCATCCGCATTGAAGTGTGGGCGTGGCGGAAATTGAAAGCGGGATGGGATTGCAGGGTGATTGATCTCTCATGACAAAAGCAAACCTCGACACATTCTTCAAGCTGAGTGAAACGGGCGGCTGTATTGCCGTCGAAAGCGAACGAGGGACAGGATGCCAAACGTACAGGCTCAAGAAGCTGCCGAACATCGTCAGGCGGGTGGAATCGTTCTGGGGCACGTTCGAGCGGGACTGCGCCCTAGTGGACACGCCCGATGGCCGGTTCATCGCGGTGAAGGCGACGGGAACGCTGTTCAAGGCCAATGGGGAGTGCCTTTCTTCTCCCAACATGCGAATGATTGGGGGCAGCGATGAGTCTTGATGCGTTCGTGAAGGCAATCGAAGCCGCAGGCGTTACGCCATGCAAGAAATTCGACTGCGGGCAGATCAGCAGATGCGCCGAAGAGTTGCTCTCGTGTTCGGCGTTTGCTCATTACGTCCAGACGGGGGTTGCCATCCATCCAAACATTGCTGTTCCGCAGCGAACCTCGTCAAGCGCAAAGAATGCGTTTGGAGATCGCCCCATGCCGTCGCGCGAAATCTTCCTCATGGTCGAAAACGACACATGGGGCGGCGATCACGATGACGCGATTCAATTGAAGAAGGACAAGAAAGCGGAAGAGGCTGTCGAGGGCGCAATGGAGATCGCAGGAGGGCGCGGGCTGGATGCGTGGTTGTTCACCAGCGTGGAACGGGCGCAGATGACGCTGGACAGATTCGTGGGTGCTGATGGGGAGTGACATCGACTTCAACGCTGTCCCGTTCCGTCAAGAGCACATCCATTCGCGGCTGGTGAATTGGGCGCGGTGGGTTCGTCCTCGCCGGTCCTCGTGGGTCCACCCGATGTGGCGCGGGTTCAAGCCGTCCGAGGTGTGGGCAGGAACAGCCGTATCGATCCCGATCAACACGCTGGACGCTCAGGCAGTCGAGAAGGCCATCAGCGGACTTCCTGATGCGCATCGGTTCTCGGTGCGATGGTGCTATGTCTACGGCGGCAACCCTAGACGTGCGGCAAGGGAAGTCGGAGAGACGCTGGAAGGGCTGGCGGCGCTGATCTCGGCGGCGCGGGCGATGTTGATCAATCGGGGGGTGTGACAAATGATTGTCATGACGTTCAAAAAGCCGCGCCTATATCTTCGCAACGATCCCGACTCCGGCTGGTGTCTTGCTGTGTGGAGGTGGCGTCTGTTTTTCAACGTCTTGAGAAAGCGGCGCATTTGACATCGCGCAGGAGACAGGATAGACTCGCGGCCAACGCTCCGCGTATTCGCACAGAAGCACCGTCCGTGAGGATGGACAGGCGACGCCACCCTAGAGGTGGCATAGTCGCTGAGAGTGACGCCAACTTTCATGGCTTCGGCCCCTAAGCCCCTACTTAGCCGTATGGGGCTTTTGTATTTGCGCGGCAGATTACGGTGGGCGGCTCCACGCTTCGCATTGGGTTCTATCCAAGTGAGCCGACCCACCACCCTAAACATTGAACAAGCCGCGAGCACTCAATGGACATTGAAAATCAATCAAACCAATCATCTGGCAGGGGCGGCGCACGTCCTGGCGCAGGCAGGCCGAAGGGGTCGCTCGACAAGGGGAACGCGATCATTCGAGACATGGTCTCGCAGGCTCTTGAGCAGGCGGGCGGGGTCGATTACCTCGCTCGGGTTGCCGAGACGCATCCCGGCCCGTTCCTCGGATTGGTGGGCAAGGTTCTGCCTATCCAACTGACCGGCGAAGGTGGCGGGGCCATCCAATTCGAGCGCATCGTCCGTTCCATCGTGGAGCCCGGTGGCGTCGCTTGAGTTCAAGACTGCCAAGGTATTCAAGCCGCTTCTGACTCAAGCGCGTTACCTCGGCGCATGGGGTGGCCGGGGTTCCGGCAAGTCCCATTTCTTCGCTGAGAGGCTGATTGAGGACGCCTTGTGCGAACCCGGCGAGACGGGCGAAGGACTCCGGGCAGTCTGCATCCGGGAAGTCCAGAAGGATTTGGCGCAGTCGTCCAAGCTGCTGATCGAGTCGAAGTTGTCCGCCTACGGGATCGGAGAAGCACACGGGTTCAAAGTGTTCCGCGATGTCATCCAAACGCCCGGAGACGGGCTGATGATCTTCAAGGGGATGCAGGACTACACGGCGGACTCGATCAAGTCGCTTGAGGGCTTTAAACGGGCGTGGTGGGAAGAAGCGCAGACAGCAACGCAGCACAGTCTGAACATGCTTCGCCCGACATTGCGGGCAACAGGCTCGCAACTGTGGTTCTCATGGAACGCACGCCGGAAGACTGATCCGGTTGACATCATGTTGCGGGGCGCTGAGATACCAACAGGCGCGATTGTCGTTAATGCCAATTGGCGAGACAACCCGTGGTTCACGCCGGAACTCGAGCAGGAGCGGCTCGACTGCCTTCGGATGCAGCCGGATCAGTATGACCACATTTGGGAAGGCGGTTACGTCTCCGTGATGGCTGGCGCGTACTTTGCCAAGGAGCTGGCGCAGGCAAGGGAAGCGCCCAGCAGGATCGGCAAGGTTGCTGCCGATCCGCTCCTCACGCTGCGGGTGTTCGTGGACATCGGCGGAACAGGCGCGAGGGCGGATGCGTTCTCGATGTGGGTTTGCCAGTTCATAGGCAAAGAGATTCGCGTTCTCGACTATTACGAGGCAGTTGGGCAACCTCTTGCAACGCACCTGAACTGGATGCGCGGCAAGGGTTACACGCCCGACAAGGCGCAGTTCTGGTTGCCTCACGACGGCAGCACTCAAGACAAAGTTCATGACGTTTCCTACGAGTCCGCGCTACAGGCAGCGGGCTACTCGGTGACGGTTGTGCCGAATCAGGGCAAAGGCGCTGCGGGCTTCCGTATTGAGGCAGTTCGCAGGCTGTTTCCGCAAATGTGGTTCAACGCTGAGACGACGCAGGGCGGAATCGACGCACTCGGCTGGTATCACGAGAAGCGCGACGAAGCCCGAAACATCGGCCTCGGTCCTGAACACGATTGGGCGAGTCACGGAGCGGATGCTTTCGGCCTGATGGCGATTGCATACGAAGCCCCGGCGAATCGTCCGGTAAAGATTGAATACAAAAGGCGGCTCACATCGTGAAGATGGACGAAACACAACTACTCGCTTTCCTGGAGGCAGAGCAGTCCGCCAGCTATCACTATGTGAGCGGGCAACTGTCGCGGGATCGGCAACGCTCGCTTCGGGACTACAACCGGCTCCCCTACGGCAACGAAGAGGATGGCCGCAGTTCCGCCATTGCCTCCGACGTTTTCGACATCGTCGAGGGGATGCTGCCTGACTTGCTGGAAGTGTTCGTCTCCACTGACAAGGCGGTTGTCTTCGAGGCTCAAGGCCCGGAAGACGAGGAGTCAGCCAAGCAGATCACGGACGCTTGCAACTACGTCTTCTACAAAAGCAACAACGGCTTTCTGATCCTGTACGCGGCGATCAAGTCGGCGCTGTTGCTCAAGACGGGTGCAATTGAATGGTGGTGGGACAAGTCCCGCACGGTGGACTTCACCACCTATGTGACCGACGAGATGCAATTGGCGATGTTCGTTCAGGGCAATCCTGATGCGGTCATTGTCGAGACGGAAGAACTCCCGCCCGATCCCCAGGCGCAGCCGGAAATGATGGGCTTGATGCCGAAGAGGCTCAAAGTCAAGGTCAAGACGGTCAAGCCTCGCAATCAGGTCAAGCTCGCAGCGATCCCGGCTGACGAGTTGCACGTTTCAGCACGTCACGCTTCCATCCTGTTGGACGACGCGCCTTATGTGGCTCACGTCTGCGAGCGCACGCTGTCCGACATCCTCCAACTTGGCTACAAAGTCACCATCGAGGATGTCAAGGCGGCTCAAGACGAGTCAACCACTCAAGACAGAGAACTCCGGCAGGAACTGCGGGGCGGACGTTGGGGCTGGTGGGACGACGAGAACGCCAACGATGATTCGATGGCCTACGGCTGGCTGCGGAAAGAATATGTCCTGGTCGATTTCGACGGTGACGGCATCGCAGAACGCCGGAAGATTGTCCGGCTCGGAAACAAGATTCTTGAGAACGTCGAGGTTTCGCACGTTCCCCTG